ATAACAAACATCCAGGCTGGAATGAGATTTTAAAGAAATCTGAAAAATCATCTGGAATCCAAGGCCGTTTAGCAAAAAGAGGTATTGTTTAAGTATGTCAACAAAAAAAAGAAGGAATACTAACAGTCAGCATCGTGCCAGTGCTGTTGGTGCTGGAATGACTGCTAAACAAATGCGCCGCAAGAGACCAATCAACAATGGTATGTTGGTTGATATAGAACCTATCACTGATAATCAGAAGGTACTATTTGACAATTATGCAGAAGGTAAAAATATTTTTGCCTATGGTGCAGCGGGTACTGGTAAGACCTTTATTAGTTTGTATCTTGCCCTAAAGGATGTCCTTGATGACACAACACCTTACGATAAAGTCTATATCGTAAGATCTCTCGTTTCTACAAGAGAGATTGGTTTCCTGCCAGGAGACCATGAAGACAAAGCCTTCCTTTATCAGATTCCTTATAAGAATATGGTAAAGTATATGTTTGAAATGGCTTCTGATGCAGATTTTGAAATGTTATATTCAAATCTGAAAGCACAGGAGACTATTTCATTCTGGAGTACTTCATTTATTCGTGGAACCACAATGGATAATTGCATTGTGTTGGTCGATGAAATGCAAAACTTGAATTTTCACGAACTTGATAGTATAATAACAAGAGTAGGCGATAACTGCAAAATAATGTTTTGTGGTGACTCTACTCAAACGGATCTTACAAAATCATATGAGAAGAATGGCATCTTAGATTTCAAAAGAATCATCGAAATTATGGAAGAAGATTTTGGTGTTACTGAATTCGGTATAGATGACATTGTTCGCTCTGGTCTAGTAAGAAACTATTTGGTTACTAAAATGGCACTTTCTTTATGACGTTTACTCATTTGAATAAACTTGGTGATTTTGATTTAGAAGCCGAATCTATAGATGGGGTGAGATACTACACACTTCCTAGTGGTAAGAAATCTCCTTCTATAACCTCTGTAACTAGTTTTTACAATCGTCAAATTTTTATTAATTGGCGTAAGAAAGTTGGTGAAGAGACTGCCAATAAGATTACGAAAGTATCTACCGATAGGGGTACAAGATTTCACGATCTAGTGGAACAATATCTTTTAAATAAGGATATTGATACTATAGATGGTGTACTTCCAACAACTAAGGCATTATTTCTTGCGGCTAAAGATTCTTTAGACAATATAAATAATATACATGCTTTAGAAAAGCCATTATATTCTGAATATTTTGGTATTGCTGGTCGAGTAGACTGTATTGCAGAGTATAATGGCGAGTTAGCCATAATAGACTTCAAAACATCTAAGAAAATCAAGCCTGAGAAATGGCTTGAGAATTATTTTGTACAAGAAACTGCATACGCCTGTATGTACTATGAAATGACAGGCACTGCTGTAGAAAAGATCGTGACCTTAATGGTTGCTGACAATGGAGATGTTAAAGTTTATGAAAAACGTAACAAAGGTGAGTATATTAAGCTTCTTACCAAATATATCAAAGAATTCGTCACCCACAAACTTAGTGAGTATGGAGAAAGAGGTTAACCAACTATTACAAGAGAAATTTCTCTGTCAGAATAAGTTTACAAGTGACATCGAGCAACTTGTACTTCAATCTGATCTCAATTATATTGAGGCTATTATTAGTTACTGCGAAGAGAAAAACATTGAATTTGAATCTGTAGGAAAATTAATTTCCAAACCACTCAAAGACAAACTAAAAGCAGAAGCTACCGAGTTAAACTATTTAAAGAGAACGTCTAGATCTAAATTACCGATATGATTTTTTGGATTGGTTTCACTCTCATGTTTTTTAATGAGGGTTTTGTTATGATGCGCCACGTATCACCGTGGTTCGCAAAACAAAGAGATAAATTTATTGCCAAGTTTGGTGCCAATGTCTGGTATCGGTTTCACGGTACTTTAGATTATACTTGGATCGGACTTGTAACTATTGGATTAATAGTTAATCCCAACAGATTACAACACATAATAGCATTAGCAATTTTCTGGGGTTCTTCCTTCGGAATATTCTACCTTCCAAGGTGGATTAAAAGACGCTAAACCCTTATAAATACTAGTACATCAGAGTTTCAATATGAGTGATTTTTTTAAAGCTCCCACAGTCAGAGCCGCAATGGCCGAGATACAGGAACTTCAAGAAGATATTATGAAGGGAATTGTTTCCACTGGTTTTAAAACCTCTCCTACTAGTAAGGAAGGTCGGAGACATATTACCAATATGAAAAAACTCCTCGAAAAACAGAAGAACTTTATGTTTCGTCTGCAATTAGAGAAGAAAGACCCTGAGGCTATTGAGATGAGAGAGCAGATTTTAGAATCTGCCAAGTTCTTAGGCCTTCAACCTGGCCAAGACATTAATTCATTTTTTGAACTAATGAGTCAGACGTTAGAGAAGTTAGAGAATAACTTGCCTAAGGACTGATTATTCGGTATAATACAAACAATCCTAAAAATACAAAACACACGGAGAATACTAAATGTCATTTGCTGCATTAAAGAAGCAATCTAAAGCAGGCTCTCTTACAGAGAGATTGATGAAAAAAGTTGAGAAACTCAACGAAAAGGGTGGTAAGAACGTTGATGAACGTCTTTGGAAACCAGCTGTAGATAAAGCAGGTAACGGTTATGCTGTAATTCGTTTCCTTCCAGCACACGCCAATTGTGAACTTCCTTGGTCACAAGTTTGGAGTCATGCCTTCCAAGGGCCTGGTGGTTGGTATATTGAGAACTCTTTAACCACACTCGGTAAAGATGATCCTGTCGGAGAACTAAATCGTAGTCTTTGGAACAGTGGTCGTGAATCAGATAAGGATATTGCTCGTAAGCAGAAGCGTAAACTTTCCTACTATGCAAACGTATATGTAGTTAAGGACTCTTCTAACCCTGAGAATGAGGGCGGAGTATTTCTTTATAAGTTTGGAAAGAAAATCTTTGATAAGATTACTGCTTCCATGCAACCAGAATTTGAGGATGAAGAACCAATTAATCCTTTTGATTTCTGGAAAGGTGCTAACTTCAAGTTGAAGATCAAGCAAGTTGCTGGATTCTGGAACTATGATAGTTCAGAGTTTGGTAAGGTTGAGGCACTTTTAGATGATGATGCTGAGTTAGAAAAGATCTATGATAAGATCCATGATCTCAGTGAGTTTACTGCTGATGATCAGTTCAAATCATATGATGCTCTTAAGTCTCGTTTGGATACAGTTCTTGGAACTAAACAGACGGTTACACCTAAGCGTGAAGATCCAGAAGTTGTAAACGAAGATTCTGGTCGTGAGACGGTTGACGAGGAACTATCTAATCTTACTGCAGCTGCAACTGCATCTACAGAAGAAGAGGATGATGCTCTTTCGTACTTTCAACAGTTAGCGGAAAGTTAATATATAAGAGACCCGAAAGGGTCTCTTTTTTTGTCTAATGGAATTTAAGTTTGGTACTAATTTTGCTATAGGAATTGTTGATCTTCCTATAGATTTGCCTCTTTTGGCAAAAACTTGTTTAGAAAAAGAAAAAGAACTTTTAAAATTACCTTGTGATAGTCATAGTGAAATCGCATCTATAGAACGTATACGTTCTATTGGATTGAATGAGAAACAGGTTTCTACTAGATCTATGCAGTATAATTTGTTTGATTGGGATACGCCTGAAACAAGAAAATTATATACATGTTCATTGGAATCTCTTAAAGAGTATAATAATAAGTTAGGAGATTCCACACCAGAGGTTTATATACAGGCATGGTTGAATGTTCTCAGATTAGGAGAGTCCATAAAAAAACATCATCATAATGATGATGGTTATTTAACTGCCAATTTTACAGTACAGTGTGATAAAACTTATACTTGTTATGATCCAATAAAAGAAGAGAATGTTGATGGAAGATTTACAATCTTTCCATCATATGTTCCTCATTATACTACAGAACATACTTCCGAAAAGGAAAGGATTACAATAGCAATGGATTTTATTGTCCGCTAAGTCTTGGGTTATGTGCCCACTTCTCACTTCTATTAATGAACTGGGAAGATTTTTTATATCTCATAACTTTTTGCATATCACTTAGAATTACATCTAGGAAGTCATCTTTTACTATTTTTATTCTTCTCTTTGCATCATTCTCCATTTCTTCAAATTCATAGTTACTTATTGGCAATACGTTCTTATGGGTGATTGTATTACCAGAACTATCCTTAACTGTCCCAGCATTATCTATACTATTGATTTCATTTAAGTTAGTAGTTCCAGCAAAAGTAACTTCTTCTTGCCTTACTTTATTTCTTTCTAGGTAGGAGATATCGAAGTTGGAGTCTACTACCAGTCCTTCTGGTATTACTATTCTCTTATAATCATCAAACATAACTTGTGTTACATAATGATGTACGTCTTGTAGTTTTTCTTCACTTCCATATTTTTCTAGTACATATTTTTGAAAATCAACATCAGTAAGGGGCCACTCATCTCTTAATCTAGTAATATTATTAGCAACAAGAATAACCCAGTCCAGACGAGGATCGCCATATACATCCATGGCAACCTCCTCTGGTCTTTTATTGCCAAGGATCATATAGTCATTAAAGGCAGTGACAACACTCATCATGTCATCACGAATCTTTGGTCTCCTAAAGATATTTTTTACAACAACATATTCATCATTAGATGACCTATCTGTCATCCTAGAGACGTAGTTTAATAATGGAAAATAACCGAAATAACCTTTCATTTTAGTAACCTACATCTGATGTTGAAGTATCATATTGTTTAATCAAACTGATTGGCATTAGATCTCCTAGTGATTCGGAATTATTTGGATCATATTTCCTCTCTTTCATAACATCTGGGCTGTAATCTGTGTTATAGATTGGTTCTAACTCTTGGAAACTGAGAGACATATTTACAGATATAGGCATACCTCCTTCATAGGCCATCCATTGACTGTCTGGTGTATAGTTAACGGAGATATTAGTTAAAGCACATGCTTTGAATTTGTTTACACCAAGGATATTCTTATTACCAGCAGTGACATATCTTAGTCGGAATATATTTGGTGTTCCTAAGAAGTATGAAGGGCCACCTGCTTGACCTGTTCCTGATTTACCAGTGTTGTCGAATATACCTGATCCGATCTTCTTTAGTTTTCTAGGAGCAGACCACTGTTTTAAAGCACGAATAATCATTCTAACATTATGTGCCTCTAGGGGATCTCTGGGACTCATTCTCCACTCAAAATCAAAACGTCTTATACTTACACCAGAGAATAGTAGTTCTGTGTTGGAGTTAGCAATAACACCTGTACTTCTTTGTAATATATCTTCAGGAGAAACATCAACTCCTTGGTCTGCAGCTAACTGACTAACTTGTTGTGCCATCATGTCAGTTCTACCACTAGATTGTGATGCAATATCCATTTTTTGTGATAGTTTTCTCATGGCAGGGCCAAAACCAAACATATCACCTGTCAAGAAACTACCAATAGCATTTTTTCCAGATTGTTGGATTGCACCCATTGTCTTGAGGTTCATGGTATCTTCTGTCCAATTCCTTGGGTTCGTGTCAGCCATATTATTAGGCATAGGTAGTTTAATCCCTGCACCAAGTTTCTTTTGATATGGTGAAGTTCTTTTTGAACCAAACGCCAAACCAGAATCTCTTTGTTTGCCTGCTTGCCACAGGCCTGCACCTGAAGATCCGCTTAATGCCTCTTGGTATGGAGGTTGATATGCATAACATTGAATGAAGAAATGATCCTGATTAGTTGCCATATCCATAGGATATTTCACTACTCTTTTGAACATCGCATCTTCACCATTCAACATTGCCGCTTTTGTTTGATCTGTTATTACTTGTGCTTGACCTCTACCTCTACCTGTTAGATCATATGCTGTTCCGACAATATTGCCAACCCCATTCCAGACATTACTTGCATAATTTGTATATGCAGTCCACATTCTATTTTCATTCTGATTATTATTTTGAGCTACTTGACCTGCAAGTATCTCATCATTCTTTGTAGTTGTGAAATCATCATATGTCTCTTCAATTTCGTCTGTATATCCATCTGTTCTCATCCATGCTTGTTTGGGTTCTCCTGTAGCCTCTACATAATTGGATACTGCTTTTTGAGTATCCTCATGCATATTCTTTTGGTCTTCTGGACTTAGATATTCTGTATTTGCTTGTCCATTGACTATTGGTGGAGTTATTTCTGCTTGATCTACTTTTCCGTTGGTGTATATTGGCTCTCTGTTAAGTTTTAATTGACCTTGATCATCTACTGGTCTAATTGTAGTATCGCTACCTCTCTTATGGAATGTCTTATATTCTTCTATAGTACCGTCTGGTTTACCTTGTTGGATTTTATGTCCAGTATCTATTTCCGCACCAAATTTAGAGTCGGCTATTAGCCGTGCTCTATCTTCTGCTGTAATTGTTCTAGAAGCGTATGCAGCCAT